TATGTATTTAATGCAACGCTTGCGGCTAATATTTCATCCTCAGCTACGACGGTACCAATGTCTAGCGTCGAGGGGATACCATATGCAGGATATGCAAACATTGGATCGGAAACGATTTATTACTACGGAACTGCAACCCAAGCCGAGAATGTGGCAACGGGTGCTTCGTCTTATGCAACGTTGAACAATGTACTGCGCGGCCAGAACAACACGACGGCTGCATCGCATACATCAGGTGATGCGGTAAGTAATACGCAGTTTCCAAATGTCACGGTATGGCCAGCCCCTGATCAGGGAACTATTAGCAACCCGTACTACACGCTGGTGTATTGGCGCCTGAGAAGGATGCAGGACGCCGGTAATGGTGTAAACGTTGAAGATATCCCATACAGATTTCAAGAGGCCATGATCGCTGGACTTGCGTACAAGTTATCAATGAAAGTAGATGGTGGCTTAGAGCGGATGGCGATGCTTAAAGCGCAATACGATGAAGCTTGGGATCTTGCGTCTTCTGAGGATCGTGAGAAGGCGCCCATAAGGTTTGTGCCAAGGCAATCATTCTTGGGTGTGAATTTCTAATGCCAAATCAGTTTGCCAGTGGAAAGTTTGCAATCGCGCAATGCGATAGGTGTAATTTCCGCTATAAGTTAAAACAGCTTAAACCGCTGACAATTAAGACAAAAAATGTCAATATACTGGTATGTCCAGAGTGTTGGGAACCAGATCAGCCGCAATTACAGTTAGGCATGTATCCGGTTAACGATCCGCAGGCGGTAAGGAATCCAAGAACAGATTCAAACTCGTACTATCAATCAGGTTACAACGGGTTGCAGACAAATTACACGGTAGGGACAAACCCGCTTTATACGGGTGTTCCGTTAGATGGAAGCAGGGTAATAGAATGGGGGTTTAATCCGGTTGGAGGGTCAAGGTCATTTGACGCCAGCCTAACGCCTAATCATCTTGTCCCCCGCGGGTTAGTTAATTCAGTGACTGTAGGAGTTTGATATGAAAACGATGGAAGCTTTAAAAAAGCACATGGCTAAGAAAAACGGTCACCCTGACCCTGACGTTAAGAAGCTACGCAAGGGTGGGCCTACGAGTGAATCGATGCGCAAGATGGGGCGTAATTTAGCTCGCGCACGGAACCAAGGATCAAAGTGATGGCTTATTCAATGAAACGAGGCGGCAAGGAAATCGGCCCTGCGTCGGTTTATGCTGAGCCACATACGATGGATGGGAAGAAGACCAAGGCTTCATCGAACCCTGGTTCCGGTCCAGATCACAGTAGTGTTGATACGGTGGCCATGAGTGTTGGCGCTTATACCAACAAGCTAGACAAGCCGGTTAAAACATCTGGCATCAAGATGCGTGGTACGGGTGCTGCTACCAAAGGCACGATGAGCCGAGGGCCGATGGCGTGAACTGGGGCGAGCTAAAAACCCAGATACAAGACTACATGGAGACGACGTTCTCCATAACCAGTCTTACGACGTTTGTTACGCAAGCCGAGGAGCGTATTTACAATGCGGTCCAATTTCCTAGTTTGCGCAGAAACGTCACTGGGTCATGCAGCCAAAACAACCGCTACCTTCAAGCGCCTGACGATTTCTTAGCACCATATTCGATGGCGGTTATAGAGCCAAACGGTGCTTACCACTACTTGTTGATTAAAGATGTGAACTTTATCCGCGAGTCGTTCCCTATACCAACAGGTGCAGGCAATACAGGGAGACCTTATTGCTATGCATTATTTGGCCCTGATTATCCGAACTCGCCCGATAAGCTTGCATTCATGCTAGGCCCAACTCCTGATTTAGGATATGGCATAGAGCTTCATTATTTTTACTACCCAACATCAATTACGTTCAATAATGTCGATGCCAATACAACTTGGCTAAGCACTAATTTTGATACGGTATTATTATATGGGTCGTTGGTAGAAGCTGCGCAGATGAACAAATCGGACCCGGATATTGTTGCCAATATCGGCAACAAGTACAAAGAGACGTTGACTCTGGCAAAACGGCTTGGGGACGGCATGGAGCGACAGGATCATTACCGTACAGGCCAGGTACAAGACAAGGTTGTGTAATGGCTATAGTGCAAACCATGTGTACAAGCTTCAAGGCAGAGGTTGCCCAGGGGTTGCACAATTTTACAAGGTCCACAGGTAATGTTTTCAAGCTGGCTTTGTATGTCGCGACCGCCAACATCGGTGCAGATACCCAAACCTACACCGCGCAAGGTGAAGCCAGTGGAACCAATTATTCGGCAGGCGGCCTTGCACTCACAAACATCACGCCCCTTTCATCAGGTTTTACAGGATATTGGTCGTTCGACGACTTAACATTCAGCAATGTAACGTTGACATGTGCTGGCGCTCTGATTTACAACTCAACGAATGGTAATCGGGCGGTTTGTGTTTTAAACTTCGGTTCTACGGTAACTAAAACCGGTCAAGATTTGACCATAACTTTCCCGCCCATGGGCGCCACTGATTCAATTTTAAGGATTTCATGATGGAACAAGCAAAGACAAACGACGTTGTGGCTAGCGGATTAATTGCTCGCCCAGGTTCTGAAGAAGCAGCCCGTGCGATGGGCAAGTATTTCTTTGAGTGCTACGACAAAGACGGCAACCTTAAGTGGACGGCTGAATCTAAAAACCTCGTGGTCAACGTTGGCTTGCAATACATGGCTGGCACCGCACTTGACGGCGCTACCGCAAGAATCACATCTTGGTATATCGGTCTTTACGGAGCTGGAGCATCTAATACGCCGGCAGCTTCCGATACCATGTCTTCTCACGCCGGATGGACTGAGAACACAACGTACAGTAATGCAACCCGCCCTGCTGCAACTTTCGCCGCTGCAACCACGGCCAACCCCTCGGTTGTTACGAACACTGCAAGCAAAGCATCGTTTAACATTAATGGCACGACAACGGTTGGTGGAGCGTTCTTGACAAGCGATAGCACCAAGAGTGGAACAACGGGAACCCTGTTCTCTGCTTCTGACTTTACAGGCGGTGATCGTTCGGTTGTTAACGGTGACACACTACAAGTGACGTACCAGTTTAGCTTGTCTGCATAATGGCTTTTGTTGTTGCTGATCGTGTACAGGAAACCACACTCAGCACTGGCACAGGGACAATAACCCTAGCTGGTGCTGCAACTGGGTTTCAATCGTTTGCTGTCATTGGTAACGGCAATACGACCACTTACACTATTGCAGATGCAACCGGTTCTAACTGGGAAGTTGGAATCGGAACTTATACTTCTAGCGGGACGACCCTATCGCGGGATACGGTACTGTCTTCTAGTAACTCAGGAAGTCTTGTGAACTTTAGCGCTGGTACAAAAAACGTTTTCGTAACACTACCCGCTGAAAGATCCACTAGCTACGCATATGGCACAACGATAATCTTTGGGGGCTAGCTATGGCTGCGCCGAATCTACTTAATTTGACGACTGCCACGGGGAAGACGGCGGGGTTGGTTGTAACAACCACACCTACAGCAATTGTTAGTAATGCAGCCTCTTCTGGAAAATGCCTAAAGATAAACACTCTTGTTGTGGCGAATGTAACGTCTTCTGCTGTAACAGTCACTGTAGACGTATATAAAAATGCAACAACTGCCTACGAGTTAGCAAACGCAATCTCAGTCCCTGCTAACGCATCAATAGTGATCATAGGCAAAACAGAAACCCAAATTTATTTAGAAGAAAACGATAGCATAAGATTAACCGCCGGTTCTGGAACTACCTTGTTAGAAGCGGTATGTTCGTATGAGGAGTTGTCATAAATGCCTGTTGGATTAGGTGTTAACGGCGGAGTCCTTGGTGTAAATAATTTACCGGGGAGTGGTGTCGCTAAAGGCGTATGGACTCTCAACGAACAGTTTAGAGCGCAAGGGCTGCTTACTTGGCCCGGATTAATCCCTCCCTCATTTGATTATTTAGTAGTTGCTGGCGGCGCTAGTGGTGGGTGCGGAGGTGGATCGGGAAGCGTAGCCGGGGGTGGCGGTGCTGGTGGTTACCGCACAGGGACTATCTCAACTTTAGGTAGTGGGCAGCTTTTTACGATAACGGTGGGTGCGGGCGGGGCTCAAAAAACCGCATCAGGACAGGGAAATGCAGGATCCGCTTCATCGTTGACCGCTCCAGCAACTAGTCCAGCACCTGCTTATTCAATATCATCAGCCGGAGGCGGTGGTGGCGGCGCAAACACTGGCGCCGGTGTTGCGGGTGGATCAGGCGGGGGCGGAGGAAACGCTGGGCCAACGCAACCTGCCGGGGCAGGTAATACGCCCTCGACTTCACCATCTCAAGGCAACTCTGGAGGTGCAGGTTCTAATACAACACCAGCGTCTGGCGGTGGTGGTGGCGGGGGTATAGGGTCGGCTGGCTCTAATGGATCAAGCACTAATGGCGGTAACGGCGGCACGGGTACAGCAAACTCTATATCTGGGTCTTCAGTTACTTATGCTGGTGGTGGCGGCGGGGCATGTGCGGCAGGTCGTCCAGCAGGATCTGGAGGATCTGGAGTTGGAGGTGCTGGAGGATCTGGAGCACAGGGTAGCGCAGCACCAAACGCAAACACGGGCGGTGGTGGTGGCGGGGGTCAAGGAACAGCAACGGGTTTCGGAGGCGCGGGGTCGTCCGGGGTTGTAATAATCAGCTACCCAGCAATATACGCGGCGGCGGCTACATCTTCGGGCGTTGCTTCTGGTTATCCGATAGTAAGCGGAAACAATCGAATTTACGTGTGGAACGGAAATGGGTCAATCTCGTGGGTCTAATGAATATACACAATCTATTCCCAACGCCAATTGGATTTTTTCAACGTGCTATTACAGACGAAGAAAAATTATTCATTTTGAACTTAGAGCAAAGACCTAATCTAGGCAATACAACAAGCACGAATAATAAAATCTTAAATGGAATGACGGCGCTGCGTTCATTTATAGAAGAAAGCGTCAATTTGTATTTCCAGAGTATCGTACGCCCTAAGCATGACGTTAGTCTGCGAATCACTCAATCGTGGGCAAATTTCTCAAATCCCGGCCAACACCACCATAAACACGCGCATCCAAACTCTTATGTGTCTGGGGTGTACTACATCCAAACGAACCCGAACGACAG